TGAATGTTCTCTTCAAACTCTTCGCCAAGTTTCTCAACAGCTTCCTTGTAGGGTACGACGGTTAGAGGCTGGCCTCCTCGACTACCATCAGGGAAACAAGTGAAGCCTCTCAGTCGATGTGCATACTTAGCAAGAGTGTTAGCAAAAGGAACAACAAGGTCTTCATTATTTTCTTTTGTACCCCAAGCTGGAAGATTAATTGTACTAGAGATGGACATATCTACATACTCTTGAATGTTTGCTTGAAAGGAAAGCCTACGTTCATAATCCGTAGCCAAGTCCATAGCTGATTCAATATTCTCTGGGTTAGCTCCATACAATTCAATCATCTCTTGAGCAGCACTGTCAACCACATACTGATAGTGCCACCTACGATTCTTGAGATACCTACGCTTGTACGCTACAGCAAAGATAGGCTCTACACCTGTAGAAGTACCAGCAATAATGCCGATGGTTCCTGTTGGTGCTACTGCTCTCTTTGCAACTGGACGAGAGATTCCCAATAGATCGGAGAATTCATTAGAAACTTTATCTGATTCTGATTCATAAATCTTTAACCAACGATGCATCTCTTCCGTTGTCTCATACCGACTGCCTCTTTGAATTAACCATTCATGCAATCCCATCAACCCTAAGCCTAAGCGTCGGTTCTTCTCTCTCACTTTATAGACCTTATCATAAGGCAGCTGCGCCCGTAAGGTTCCACAAATGAGAAACTTTGTAGCTAGTTCAACTACAGAACGAAGCTGCTCGACGCCATCAATACGAGCAAAGTTAAGACTACCCAGATTACATACGTCCGAATCATCTTCGGATGTGACTTCTGTGCAGGCATTTCGTAGTGTCTCATTCTCTTTGTCAAAGAAGTTGAAACTAAATCCCGGCTCTGCTGTTGATAAAGCTTGACGTACATTTGTAATAAAGACATCATCTAGTTCTCCCGTGTTCCAATAATTTAGCAACCATTCTGTGTCGTAGTTAACGCTTATATTTGTCATGTCTAGTGGAGCAGGAAAATTAAAATCATCTTGTTTAATATCAAACAATGTCTGTCCTGTTGTGCCTACCGGCATATCTTTCCAATTCTTTGATCCAAGAAACTTATAGATATCTTCATGCTTCCAATTAAGGCTGGCATAAATAGCGGACCTACGACTACCACCCTGCATAACTCTACGACCAATCTCGTTAATCATCTGCATCTTGGGCAGAGGGCCGCTTGAAATGCCACCAGTTCCTCCAAGCGTCTTACCCTCTGCCCTATACACAGAATAGTCAGACCCAATGCCACCACCAGTCATTAGGCATGACTCCGCCTTCCAAGAAAGGTTAGCCCAGTCCTCTCTTGTATCTTCCTCACACTTCAAAAGATAACAGTTATTAAAAAACTTCTTGTCTCTACCAGCATAGTAAAGATAACGACCGCCGGGAATAAACCGTAGGTCTGCAATGTGGCTAACAAGCTCGTCCTTTTCTGACTTGGACATGTATGATTGACAGACATCCTCTACTAAAGTAGATGCTAGTTCATGCATTGTTTCAGCACCGGCATGGGCATACTTTGTGTAGAAAATATCTTCAGAAAACTTTGATCTAAATTGTGGGTTCTTATTTGATTTAAACATGGTGGCTCCTATGGTTTTTCGTTGTAATGTAATTCTAAAATAAGCTCTGCATAATGAATAACCTTTCGGATATCCTCTGGGCCAGAGCCTTTCTTTCTATGTCGAGTAATATATTTTACTACATTACCTTCTAAAAAATCAAGCTCATTCTTAACAATATATTCTACCGGCTGTATCGGACAATCTTTATAGTGTTGACCACCAACCTGTTTGTCTGTGGCATCTTTCAAATCTTCTTCCTCCATCCGTCTTAAAATATATTTAGCAAAGGATTCTTTTCTACTTGTCATGAAAGCTCTTCAACATGTGTTGTCGTAAGACTTCTTTGTTTTCTGATAGTGTTATTCTCTCCGCAAAACTCCGTACCTTTTCAGAGTCGATACCTGCTAGGTCACATACCATTTCAAAATTATCCACAACAGACACAATGGTGGAGAAGAACCAAGCCATAGCTTCTTCCTTAGCTCCTTGGTGATGTTTAGTAGTATACTCTTCTTCTGTACAAATGTCTATTAAAGCTTGCATAATAACCCCATTGAAGAGTTCCTCATATGAATTAGAGGATTCCTCAATGGGATCATAGACATAAAGTATCTCACTATTTTCTATGTAGTTTAATAAAATATTCCGCATCTAAAACTACCAATGGTTTCTTGTTATTCTTTTTTATAAATAAGATAGGTTCGTACTTACCAGAGTTTGTATCAGCTTGATTGTACGCTTCCCATACATTTAGTTTTTCTTGATTCTTACATTCAATGGAGAAGGGAAACTTCTGGCGAGCCATCTGTGCCATGATTAAATCCTCACCAGAAGCTCCCATACTCCTACTCTCTATGTCCTCTTCATTTATAGAAAGTATTTCAATCAGCTTGTCTCTCACCCACTGCTGAAATCTTCGACCCTTTGCTTTGGCACTCTGAGTTTTCATTACACTTCTTCGACATTCGGAACTGTTGTAGTTTGTGTAAGGTATACAGGACCGGATGCATAATTAAAAGTACGAAGACCTTTACCGTTGTTAGAGTCAGACCAACAAGTAGACTTATAATCACAATAGCGACAACCAATGGAAAGCTGACGATTACCAGACTTGCCAAAAGGAATATCTTCATAGCACCTATCTGGTGGTTCAGAGTTTTCCAAGGATTGTCTAATGTTTTTAATCGTAGTTTCAACGTCATCAAACTCCATCTGATGTAAAGGTAGCAGTGCAAGCTCACCACTCTGTTTATCTATAGCTAAAAAAGCAGCGGAACTTTCTTTACCTGCCTTAGCATATGCAGAGAGTTGACTGATATATCCAAAGGGATCATCGTCTGCTAGTGTGCCTTCCTTAAACTTTTTAAAGGCATAGGAAGAGGCACTCTTTACATCTACTGTAACATCGTCAATCTTACAATCCTTGTGTCCGACAACACCGCCGATTGTGACTCGCTTCTGCTGATCAGTAACTCTATGACCAGCTGCGAATGCCAGAAACAATACCATCTCTTCGAGTATATGACCATATAAAAATTTTATATAATCATTTGGTTTAAGAGTAGTCTCTCCTTTTGTTTCTTTTAGTTGATACCATAACTGACGTTTCGGTCTGCCGATATTAGAAAGCCTGAGAGTGGACGGTCTTTTTTCTTTTCTTTCCTCAAGTGAGGACACCAAGATGTGGGCAATGTTCCGTCCAGCCTTTTTAGCTGCCTTCTCTATTTCGTCTTTTGATTTTTTACTTTCTGAATCCTCTGAAAAAAGGTTATAGATATCTTCTATAAGTGTATTAAGTTTTATCATGATGGGTAGGGCAGGACTCCGAAAAGCCCTGCCCATTTCCATTAGTTAGTGGGGAATGGGATATCATCTTCAGAAGAAGTGTATCCGCCAGACACTGGGGTAAAATCAGAGCCTCCTGCTTGTTGATACTCTACCAAGTCAACTACTTGTAGAGCTACTAGGTCTGCACCAACTCCCTTCTTATTACCGAACTTCCAATCATAAGAACGGTACTTAACATTAACAAGAGAGCCGTTTCCAATAAAGGTATCATGCATGGGGGAATTATTGGAATCAACCACCTTTGGTGCAGTGTTTACCCCACCATCATTACGCCGGACCTTACGCTTGATCTGGACGTAATCTCCTTTTTCATCACCCTTGTTACGAATGGTGATGCCGTCTGCCTCTAGAGTAGCTTTTGCATCCTCATCTAGATTACAGACATTAACTTCCCATACACCATCACTATCAAATGTGGTGTTAGGTGCTACGACAGAAGCCCAATAGGCAGTGCCAGAAATAATATTGTACTTACGATCAATCATAATGTTCTCCTTAACTTGCTGCTGCTTCATTGAGACGATAACGAGTATAGCTTCCACCCTCCGGTAGTTTCGCTGTAAGAGTTTCAATTGAATAACCCTTACTACGAAGATCGGAAATTGTAGCTGTTAGATTCTCACACCACCCACGTTGGATGGCAGTCTTTCGTGTAACTCTCATGCCTTTACGAAGGGCGGCTAGCACTTTCTTTTCACAGTTCGACATAAATGTAATCTCCTTTCATGTCTGTTTCAATATAATCCTTATACCATAACTCTTTTTAAATGTCAAGAAATTTAATGCGTTTCTGACCAATTTTTTCCTACTTTAAATTCAGAATCAAGTGGACATTTTAGATTGTATATCTCTTCCACTTCTTTGATAGCTTCGTTTGTGATCTTACCAAACTTTTCTGTGTCACTATTAGCAACCTCAAATTGGTACTCGTCATGTACACTGGCCACAAGTCTTGCATCAACTCCTGATTCTTGAATTTTATCTGTCATTTGAACAAGCCACTGCTTACATATCACTGCGCCTGATCCCTGTATTAAAGTATTGAGAGAGGCATGTGCTGATCTGATGTGTAGTAGCCGTCCATCAAGCCCTCGGATAGTGCCAGATTCAGATGCTTCTGTCAACTTATTTTTTAACAAACTAAACTTAGGCATATTACCCATGAACTTACTGATTAATCTTTCTCCTGTCTTTGCATCTCCTCCTACAATAGAACCAATCTTAGCGGCACCTGCTCCGTACATCAATGCATAGATAAATGTCTTTGCTTGATCTCTTGTTTCAAGTCCAGCCATCTTTTGATTAGCTGTATGTACATCACCGTTTAAAATTTCTTCAGTGAATTTTGGATCATTCATAAAATGGGCAAGCCCTCTCAACTCCAACCCAGAAGCATCAGTACCTACAAGACTATGCGTATCCTTATTCTCAACAGTCCAGCATAACCGACACTCTTTACCGAATGGGGAGTACACCGCAGGTACTTGAGCCATGTTGGGAGAGGTGTGTGCCATGCGTCCCGTAACAGTTCGTAGCGTTAGCACCCGTCCGTGTACTCTTCCATCACTCTTAACTGCTTCTACCCATGAAGCTACTTGTGTATGACGTTTCTGTAGTAGTAGATATTCAGCTATTAATTTAGCTTCCTCCATATCAATGGTACTTAATACATCTTCATCTACAACTACATTACCCTTATCAGTTTTCTTTGTAGGTTCCCATCCTAACTCTATTAGTCTTTCACCGATCTGCTTTCGAGATGCTGGATTAAACGGTTCAATAATATCTTTTAAAGGTTTACCACTTCTCTTGTGTACTCGACCAGTGGTTACAACAGGAGGGAACACTTCCTGTAACTGATTATAAATATTTTGTGATCTGTCTTGCAAAGATGCCATAAAGGTAGTTGCATATGGAATGTCCAGATAAAAACCAAAGTCTTCTTGGTCATTAATGATCTTTCTTATCCGGTGTTCTAAATCAATACTTCTTTTAGAAAACTTAGAACCTTCTTCTTTCAGATAGTTATACAATTTATATGTTATATTAACATCTTGTTTGCAATACTCTAACATATCTTCAGTGTAATAATCAAAGCTCTCTACACTTCCTTTCGGAAACTTAAACCGTTCACCCCATGACTCTAGTGAGTGTCCACCATCTCTCATGGGATTAAACAGTTGTGATAATATCAATGTATCTAAGATACTATTATCTTTAATTTCTGTACCACAAAGTTTATTAAGCATAGGTGCGTCAAAAGATAAACCATTGTGCATAATAAACTGTGATACATTTCTTGCAAAGTTAGGAAACCTTACTCGACATTCGTCACCCTTGAAAACATAGGGCTTCTTACCGTCGATGTCATACGCCACTATACAGTGGACATTGGTTGCGTCGTCTAAAAACCCGTTTGTTTCTATGTCAAGGATGCATTTCATAATGTAATTAACTCAGCCCTTTCAGTTGGAACAATGAAAAAGTATTCACCACTTGGTGCATACCTGTTGGGAACCTCCTTCAGTTCACATTCTTCAAGTATACTACTATCAATTTTCCAAGCAGATGTAAAGCTTTTATTAAAGATTAAGAAAGATAATTCTTTCTCATTATTCTTCGCATACTCTACAAGCCTACGCTTCCGCTCTGGCAATTGAATATCTTTCCAGTGCTTCGGCCATTCGCCGTCCCACACCAGCTTGACTTCAACTTCCGTAAGGTGTGGTTTACCATTGAGTGTGCTGTGGATATCAACCTTCATATCCTCTTTGGTAGAAGTAATCCTATGACCAATAGACTTTAAATATTTTTTACCTGCAGCAATACTGCTTTCATTTACCATATCGTATAACTGTTTGTCAAATCTTTTCTTTACTCGTCTAGCTGTCAAAACCTTGCTCCTCTTCAGTGTCTTCGTTTACATCAAACGGGTTTGATATCTCAGACATTCTACCACTATCCTTATCATAATACAAGTATGTTGCGATACCTGTGTCACCTGTATAACGATTCTTTAGTATGCGAACAATGGTAGTGTTAGCCAGTGTCTCGTCTTCTTCCTGTTGGTTTCTTTCCAGAGCTATGACACCATCGCTTAGGTGTGCAATGCTTTGGCTACCCCTCAGATGTGCAAGAGATACCTCTCGACCATCCTCATGGCCCTTATCACCTGATGCTCGACGTAGGTGGGACACCAGCAGTAAACCGACCCCAGTCTCCTCTACGAGAGACCGCAGCTTTGTCATTAGAATATCAATAGATCGACGTTCGTCTCCCTCTTCCTGACCGGACACAAGGATAGACAAGTGATCAAGAATAATCCATTTACAATCAAGAGCCTTCGCCATAAAGCGAACCCGATTTAGTATCTCGTCGTTAGAGATAGAGCCGAAGTGATCAAAGGCAAAGAACCTGCCCGTACCTACGGTAGCATCCTGCCATTTTTGAAGCTGCTCAATTGGAAATGTATCTCGGACTTCTTTAATATATAATCTTTGACTTGCCTCAACAGACATGATGTTCAGTGCAGTGTTACGAATGCTTTCTTCCAGAGCAAGTACACCGATATTATCTGTAGAAGTCTTCATGATATGGTGCATTAGCTCTCTAATGATGCTGCTCTTACCCATACCTGAACCTGAAGTGAACGTAACCAATTCTCCTGTACGCATACCATAAATCTTTTTGTTTAATCCAGACCAAGGATATGAAATTGTTTCAAAGAACTCTTCGTCATATAAACTATTTCCAAGTTCATTAAGATTAATAATACCTGCAGGTGTATAAGGTTCTGCAGCCCACCATGTACGAACAAAGCTTTCTTGATTACCAGTCCGTAGATAATCAGAAGCATCCTTAAACTGACTAAGCTTAACGATCTTACATTTGTGTGGCTCAAATAATCCAGCAACTTTCTCAGCTGCTTTATTCCCAGCAGGATCATTATCAAAACATAAAATAATATTTTCAAAAGAATTAAGATAATCAAAACTATTTTTGCAGTCTGATACGGCAGAGCTTGAAGACTTTACAGATACACAGGGCCACTTGCTACCAAACATTTGATATGCTGCCATAGCATCAAGCTCACCCTCAGTAATGGTGATATATTTACCTTTAGCTGAGAAGTTCTTTCGGCCAAAAAGTACAGCATCCTTCAGGTTACCTTCAGCAAAAAACTGTTTGTTTTGAACTGTACGAATTTTATTAGCAATCTGTGAACCTGATGTGTCGTGATAAGGATAGATGTGTTTAAAAATTGCACCATTATTTACAAGAGTTGTGACACCGAATGCCTTACATGTATCTGCAGAGATTTTACGGTCAGGAATGCCGGTCACCTGCCCCGATGTAAGTTGTGATGTGTACACAGTTTTAATTGGTGATTGTGTGGCTTCCATTTTGTCCTCATTACCGTATGTGTTACAAGAAAAACACCATGTACTGCCATCATCATACAATGCGTTTGCATCAGATGACCCGCATAATTCGCATGGTGTGTGTCGTAGAAATTTGGCGGTGGGTTTGTCCATAATTCCTCCTTCTATTTAATACCCTATACAGTTCGTAGAACTTACTGTATAGGGATTAAATAGTATGTCTCGTCGGGATCGTATCCAAGGTGCTGAACCAACTCAATCCTTTCTGAGATAAATTCTTCAGCATCTTTTTTAGTTCTAAATGATAATGATTTTTCCATTTCATTATTACCTGCTACTTGAACCATCCATCGGTCAGTCATTTTTAATAACTCCTCTTTGTGATCTTACTTTTTTGAATCGTTCACTTGCCCTATCTCTTTGTTCTTGAGACATCTCTTTACGCCAAGGATTTTTACCTAATCGAAAGGGCCAGAGGTGGCATGAGTAAACTGTACATAGTTTTACCTCACTGAAACTACCACCACTACATTCAATGCAATTATTTTTTATTGCTTTTATAACAGGCGTACTTACATGGCCATGTTTTTCTGCTTCACTCTTCATTGGTTAACGCCTTCCATGATACGGGATATAAATCTTTAATGATGTTATTCCAACTCTCTGCTAGTTCTTGTATTTCTTTTTGCGCATGCTTGTCAATACGTAATTTGTATGCACGGGCGAAGGCGGACAAAGAACCAGTAACATAATAACTTGTGTACATTGACTGAGGCAAGACCATACGTGCTTGTTCAGCACATACTCCGATACTGAGCAGTTGCTTATATGTTTTCAAACAGTCATCATAAATTTCTTCTGGAGACAGGATCAAACCATTAGCTTCCTCTTTGTCCCGTAGTTTACCGTTAACTTCCTGTGACGTTAACCCGGTATAATGTGATCCTTGTTTTACATTGTCAGCTTTGAATCTCCAAAGATCAGGAAGGTAAAACTCTGGAGTGTCATCAACGTACCGTCTACTTA